AGAGTTATTTCATCACTATCATGGTTAAACTTTTCCATGATAGTGATTACGTATAACTTTTGTGTATCTTTAAGACCAATAAATTTCATTTTCATGCTGCCATTGCCATAAGTTGGTTAACTGCATTTTGTTTAATATCTACACCATTACCAAACCAAGCATTGTTAAGTCTACCACTTGCTGTTCTAGACATCTCCCAGTCTACCATTTGAGTAACTGCATTTAAAGCTCCCCAACCTGTACCCTTTGAAGATTCTAGATTGGCTCCGATAGCTTCTCCTTTGAATAACTGAAGAGCTCGATCTACTTTGTAATTCATTACTTGCTCTTTACCACCAAGAATTCTAGTAAATACTTCTTGAGCATTCTTAGAAGATAATCTTAAATTAGCAAGGATATTTGCAGTTTGTTCGAATGTCTTAAAGATATCATTACAATCAGCAAGTTTTGAAACAACCGCTTCTGGTTTAAATACTGATGAATGTCTAACAACTACTTCAGCTACACCTTGTTGAGCAAGTTGTAATGTGTTATTACATACAACACGTACACTTGTTAATCTAGCTTGAGTTGCTAATGAACCATCAGCAGAAGAAGCTAATAATAGATATTGTTTAACTTTATCACCTGCAATATCGAACTCACCGTCCATTCTAGCAAGAGCCCAGTAATGAGCACCGTTTCTTAATACACCAGCTGTTTCTAAGTGGGCGATTGTTCCAACCATATTCTTAAAGAAATTAAGAACTTCGATAGGTTGAACGATTTGATATCTGTTTGATACGATACCTAAAGGAAGATTTGTATCTTTTCTATACATAACCTTCTTAGCATCGTATTTGAATTCATTATTGAATTGAACTTCAGCAGTTGCTAGTTCGAAATCTAGACCAGATTCTTTAGCCCAAACGTCTAATGAAGCGTCTTCTGTAAGTTCTTGACCTAAACCATGCCATGGAGTTTCGCCTACATAAGCCATTGCATCTTTACCGTCTACTGTTCTTGCTATCATATGTGCCATAATTTATTTCCTTCTCAAGTTATTACTGTAGAATCATTATATACTAAATCTGATTTAATGTAAACTGTTTCTAAATAGGATTTATTTCATGAAGTGTTATTTCTAATTTAGAAATATTTGGATGATTTGACAAAAACTGATTTAGTAGAATTTCACTCGAAAACAGTTCTATAAATGTATGATTTGATTGAATATTTTTTGCATGAAGTATGTAGATATTTGACATTTTCACTCCTTTTTCAAAAAGACATTATAACATACACCCTAATTAAAGTAAACTATCCGCGCACTAATTTAAATGATATAGGAACTAGTAGTTTAACCTTATTATCAGTCATTAATTCTGCAGGAGGAGCTATAAAAGGAGAAGCATTATAAATGGTATCGATGCCTCCTTGGTCAATTACAAGATTTCCACTAGAATCATTAATAGAAGCCTCGATAACCTTACCTGTATTATCAATTACAAAGTAAACAATAACATCTCCTTCCATATTCTTTACTTGAGCAAAAAGAGGATATCGTTTATACCAACCGATTCGCTTATGAATGTTGTTATAAAATTCTGTAGTTTGGGCTGAGTGTGATGTAGTTACATCAATTGTTGGTGTTACAAGATATACAGATTCAGCTCTAGCTAGACTGACAAAGAGTAGACCTAATAGTAGATATTTTTTCATAATTCCTCCATAACACAACTAAAAACATTATATTATAAAAAAGAATTAATGTAAACTGTTATGAGTTTTGTACTACTGTACTAAAATCATTAGTCTTTTCAAAACGGATATTATTCTTAAACTTGTCTACCATAACATCTCCTTTATGAGATATAACAAAGACATTAGAATTTTCTCCAAGCTGATTCATGACTGATAAGAAATAATCAGTACCAGCCACGTCAAGACTAGAATCAAAGATTTCGTCAAGAATAAGAAGATTAGTATTAACCGAGTTCTTCATCTTAGCTATTTGTCTCCATGTAAAGAGAATAGCCAAATCGATCCTCATCTTTTCTCCTTCAGAGAATGAGGCATAGGTAAATTCATCTCTAAACCTAGACCTAATCTTTTCATTAAATGATTCATCCAAGTCAAACTTAACAAAGAAATCCATGGCTGACAGATACTTATTAATAAGTTTATTCATTGCAGGTAGATATTCTTTAATAATAGTTGTCTTGATACCAGTATCTTTTAATAGAACTGAAGCAATGTCCTGCAGATTTTTTTGCTTAATGTATTCCATCTTAACATTATTCTTTTCTAATGCTTCATTTGCGAGATTCTTTAGAGTTTCTTTTTCAGTCTCAATATTACCCTGAATAGACATCTCACCTATTTCTTTTTCATATTCTTTATTTGATTTAATCAACATATTCATGGCATTAATTTCTGTCGATATAAGAATATTCTTATCTTGAATTTGTTTTAATAAATCTTGTTTGTCTTGTAGATCTTGACTCAATTTAGTATAAGCTGAATTTAATGTTGATATACCATTATTAAGTTCTTGTTTTTCATGAGAGATCTTTTGGATAATCTTATCTTTATGCTCATGTTGGATACCTTGTTCACACGATGGACAGGTCTGATTGCCGGTAAAGAACTCGATGTGTTCATCAGCCTGACTTATCTTTTGTTGAAGCCTATTCATATTGGTCTTACATAACTCAATATTCTTATCAACATCAGACTTGGTAGATAACTTTTGATTAAGTTCTTCCACATCTTTATTTAAGAGATCGACAATATGAGTCTTATCATTAATCTCAGTTATATTAGAATCAATCTTATCTTTAATAACTTTTACATTATGATCTTTAGAATTTTGAAGAGAATCTATTAGACTCTTTTGAGACTTGGCTTGCTCAGTTATAATTCTTAGATCTGTATCAAGAGACTTAATTTCTTCTTTAGTCTCTGTTATTCTTTCTTTAAGTAGACTATTCATAGTTGAGAATATCTTAATATCAAGGATGTCCTCAATAACTTCTCGTCTTTGACCTGACGGTAACTGCATAAATGGTACAAAAGAAGCAGATCCTAGTATAACAACTTGAGTAAATGTTTTATAGTTTAATTTTAGGATTTGCTGTTCTAGAACTGACTGATAGTCTTTAGATGCGGAATCTTGATTGATAAGATTGCCATTTTGATAGATCTCAAAGATGTTTGGTTTCATACCACGAATAACTTTATATTCGACAGCACCAATAGAGAATTCAATTTCAACTACACAATTTTTCTGATTGATTGAATTAACTAATTGACCTTTATTAACATCTCTAAATGGTTTATTAAATAGAGAAAAGGTTAGAGCATCAAGAATAGTTGACTTGCCTTCACCATTCTTACCTACAATTAAAGTAGTTGGATCTTTATTAAGATCTACTTTATTTGCTGTATTGCCTGTAGATAAAAAGTTCTTCCATGATATAGATTTAAATACTATCAAACAACCTCCAAATTCATTGCCTCAATATATAAACTCTTTACAAAGGTTTTAATATCTTCTTTATTTCCTTCCGTTTCGACGGAATCAATATAATCACCAAGAATACTAAGAGTATCTTCGAGATTAATTTCAGAGTCGATCGATCCTTCGGTAAACTCTGACATATCTTCGATAATTTTGATTTCATGAGCTTCTTTTGTATATAGTTGATTAACAAATCTATCAAACTTATATAAGTCTGTCTTGTTAACTACAACTAATTTAACGTATTTATCCTTTATATTAATATTTTTTAAATCAATTGGATCTTTTTCTTTATCGTCATATAGAACTTTTTCATGTATAGCAAATGGATTATCTATAAGTTCTAGATGTCTTGTTTCAGTATCAAATACGGCAAATCCTTTTGGATCATAGGCATCTTGCCATGTCATCTCATAAGGAGTACCGATGTATTCGATATTTTCTTCCTTTGATCTTGTATGATAATGACCTGAAAGAACTCTCTCATACTTGGCAAACATATCACGAGCTAGTCCATGTTCTGAAGCCATTCCTTTATACATAGGGAATCCTGCAAATTCAAAATGACCTACACAAAGATCAGATTTAGAGTTATTAATAAACTCAAATACCTCAGTCTCATTTTCTTTACAGATCCATGGTATAAGATCTATTGAAGCATTATCTTCGTGCATCCTTGTAGGCTTATCTATAATAGTTATATTATCATACTCGCCTAAAATTAAAGATTGTGCATTAACTGACAGTGATTCTTTCCAAAAAATATCATGGTTACCTAGTAATGTAATAAGCTGGATACCTCTGGCTTTTAGTTCATCAAAGAAGTATTCCTTACATTCAGCCAATGTATTGAAGTTGATAAATTTACGGCGATCAAATAGATCTCCAAGCTGATAGATAACTTTAATATTATTATCTTGCATGTATGGAAATAATACCTCATGATAGAACTTCTTCATGTATGCATGAAACTTTAAGGAGTCTCCACGGACTCCAAAATGAGTATCACCAAGAAATACGATCTTACTCACTAGGACTTTCAATAAATTCGTCTAAGGATACATGAGACTTTTTCTTTTTCTTCTTACGTCGTTCTTCATATGTTTCATCAAATGTACCGTGTTGCTGCATAAATCCAATGTAAGAATTTTGAAAGTCTTCGCCACTATCTGAATCCTGAGTTTCAAAAGATTCTACTGTAGTATCTCTAATTAATTTACCACGAATATATGATTGTTTCTTTTCTTTATCAATTCTACGTAAAAATGCATAATAGATAATCTGTGTATAATACGAGAAAGGATTTTTAGATTTTTCTGGATCAAAGTTATCAAAGTACATGATACAGTTCTCGATACCATCAAGAATCATATCATCTTTGTAAGAATAATTAATAAAGTTAGGTCTATTAGCCAACTTAGTTGCAATCTTAAGAATACACTCGCCAAGATAATTAGGAATCTGTGGTTTTGGATCACCACATGATTCTGCTTCTCTACAATCTTTTTGATATTTTTGGATAATCTCTAGGAATAGAGCATTGTCCACGTAATGGACTGGTTTTTTCTTTTCAGTCATGTTTGTTACTTTCTATAATATAAATCAATTGTATATCAAACACTCAATAAAATGAAATTACTTTGTAAAAAATAATTGTACATTAAATCTGGTTTGTGGTATTATAACTGTACTGGGTTTATCATCAATGTATGGTTTTAGATGAATCTATTCTAATGGATGGTAAATCTTCAATATCTTCAAAGCTTTCTTCTCCAGACAAACGATCCTTAAACAAATTCTGAAGTTTCTCAGTCAGGTTCTTTAGTTCATCCGGGTCATAAGGTTGGGCCTTTGCGGCCGTTAGGGCTATAAACTCGTCAATAGCAGTATTATAATCAATCTCATGTTTAGGATCCATATCCTTAAGAAATATTAAGTGCTGTTTTTGAAAAGTAAACTCGTCGTCGGCAGAAAAATAAGTATATGGAGATAAAACTATATTTTCAGTCTCTCCTCGAGCAGTAACTCTAGCAATGGTTCTGGTTGCCATGGGAAATAGTACTCGCACTTCATAGTCATCCTCATATACAAGATGAGATAATATCTCTTCTCCAGAGATTAATTTCATAACGACATATCTGTCATTTTGCATTAAATTTTTACCTCATGAACTTTATAGTCAAACTTCTCTTCTGAGTATATCTTAACACGTTCAATAAAATGATTCAAAGTATGGTTTCTTCTTGATTTGTATTGTAAATTATCAGAGATATCAAATAGTTTTAAATGATTCTTACCTTCTTTAAGTCTTAATCCTCTGCCAATAGATTGAAGATTGCGGATCTTAGACTTAGTAGGAGAGGCAAAAATAATATTCTCTATACTAGGAATATTTATACCTGTCGAGAATGTGGCGTAGGAAGCTACAATGATAGTATTATCACCTAATTCAGTATTCTTACGAATATCTTCACGATCTAAAGTATCTACTCCACCATGAACAAAGTAAACATTCTTATCAGGAGCTTTATTCTTTATTAAGTCAAATAAGATAGCTCCGTGTTTCTCAACATATTGGAACAGAACTAATGTATTACCTTTACAGTTAATAGCCAGATTACCAATAAATCTATTTCTATCTTCATTTGCTATAATAAACTGCATCTCAGCATTATAATCGTGTTCCTTACACGCTTTCTTAACTTCATCTTTATATTGTAGTACTAAGCAATTAATATCAATTGGAACTACTCGACCCGAATCCATCAGTTCTTTAGTGGTAGTAACCCTATGAACAGGACCAAATAAACCTTCCAGTGTAAGTTGATTAAGTTTCTTATTGTCAATAGTACCTGTAGTACCAATACGATACTTAACATGCTGCATTCTTTCCATGATTGTGACTAATGAAGCTGCTTTAAACTGATGGGCTTCGTCGCCAATAATTACATCAAATTGAGCAAACCAATCCTTTGGTTGTTTATAGATTGATTGCCATGTAGTAATAAGAACATTTGAAGTAACTATTCTAGTAAAACCTGAGTATAACTTTTGTGAATTATCTTTTACTGACCAATTGTTATGAGTTGAATAATCTTCAAAGTCTGAATACATTTGTTCTACTAGTGTAGTTGTTGGAACTACCACAATAGTTTTTCTATTATATTCTAAATGGTATCGTATTAGACAGTAAATCATAAATGACTTACCAGAAGCTGTTGGTGATAGTAATACTGTTCTATTATTACTTACAGCATGATAGATTGCTTCTAACTGATAATCCCTAGCAGGAATAGGTTGGCCACGAGCATATAATTTTAATGATTCAACATATTCATCTATTTGATTTTTTGATACAGCTTCTACTTCAATAATCTTATTAAAATCGTCATTAGCTTGAAATGTTAATTCATATCCATTTCTATTACAGAATTCTACCAAGTATGGATATAAACCTACATAAAGAGTTTTACGAATAAGAGAATAAAGACGAACTTTACCATCCCATAATCTAGCTTTAAATTTAGGGGTAAACTTAGCACCTGGAACTTCATATGTAAAGAATGCTTCTAGCTCTTGTTCACATGAAGCATCTCCATAGACTCTTATATAGACTTCAGATATTTTCTCAACAGTTAATTTCATTACATTCCAGCTAGGAACCTCTTCCATTCAACTGCGGTTTTTAATTGCCAATCTCTTGCCTTGATCTGACTTAAGATTGACTCTAATAGATATCCCATAGTTTCAAGATACTCGATCTTACTATTTAAG